GGTGACGTTAGTCATAAATCCATAGAAGCCGTGATTGGCATTGCTGACCTGTTGCCAAGTGAACTGCAATATATCGTTTGTGGCTGAGTATGTAACCTGAGCGTCCTGAAATGAGACGTTGTAGTCTTTGGCATGACGGTCTGCTGTCTCGGTAATCCGCGCATCCTTGGACGCCGCCAAGAACGCACCTGCCTCACGAGCGTTGACCGCGATGTCTGTCAGCGACTGGTTGAAGTCATCGACCACCTCTTGCGTGATACTGACATTGTTGGTCTCGACATATTCCTGCACGGCTGTCTGGTCTGCAACAGAGCCACTGTCCTTAGCGGCCTCGGCTTTGACCGCAACCTCTTCGACTTCTTTAAGCTGGGTAGTGGCTACGACGAAGCTGTCTACAGCCACCTTAACTGCCGCGATACTTTCCTCTGCCTTTGCCTCCAGAGCCATGGACGATGTGAAATACATGGCACTACGAACACCGACGATAGCTTGGTTGTAGGCTTGCACCTCCGCCTCGCTAATAAGGTATTGGTCTTCCGCCAGTGTGTAGTCGGGAATGACCTTGCCTTGATACATGTAGTCTACTGCGCCTGTCGCTGCGTGTGTGCCTAAAGCAACTTTAGTCGCTATTACCTTACTGGCCGCAACCAAGTCATCAATCGACTGCTCGGCTTGTGCTGCGGAAACGCTCAGAAATACTGAGACTAGCATCGCTGTTTTCTTCATCTTCGTTGTCCTTCGTCCGCAATATGGCATCGTAATATTCTTGACGCTCTTTGTAGTCTGGTATGAATGTCTCTGGGTCACGCTTCATCATTAGGAACGCAGCACGGCCTACAACCAGCTTGCCATTGACCGAAAATGGGCAGGGTGTCCCGCTATCAAACATGGCAATCCAAGTCTCTTTAGAATGACACAAACGAGCCACAGCAGCAATGGACATGCCCTGCTCCTTTAGCAGTCGAGCGTCACGCCTGCGGTTGCACTCTTTGTCCTGACGGTAGCCACCAAAAGAGAAGCCAAGCACGTTGATTTGAGTGCCAAAGCTGCGCCCGATTAAGCAGCTATCACTGCCGCCTGATGGCACACTAGGAGCCACGGCTGTGGGCGGAGGCGTTACGTCTGACGCAGCACCCGCACCATTGTAGTTGTTGGTTGTGGACGGATTGTTGCTATCAACAACGCTGTCTTGCGTGTTGGTGTTTAGGTCGCCTGTCTGCGTGTTCTGTGCGAAAGCTGGCACAGCAAGAAGCAGAAGCATTAGGATGCGTTTAAACATCCCAACGCTACGCCACCTTGAATAAGATGGCCACGCACAAGCTAAAGATAGCTGATATTAACGCGCCGCCACCGAGAGCCACCCAAGTCACGCGCCAGTGCAGATTAGTCAAACGCTCGTCCATCATTTTGCGGAACATAGCGCATTCTTTCTCATGTGCCTCTAGCTGTGCTTGGGTGCTGTTCATTTTATTTGTTCTTGGCTTTCAGAACATTCAAGGCCAACACGTCGATCACTTGGTAAGCTACGCCGTAAGCCTTCTTGGCTTTGGCCACATTCTTGTCGTCTTTTGGCGTCTCAGTAACAGCCGAAACCGCTGCAAAGAACGAAATAATATATGGGATGTTTTCCACGATTGCTAAAAATATGGACATCTTAATCTCCAATCAGTGCTTCTCTAGCTTTAGTCTGCACATATGTTTCTAAGTCTCTCTCGCTGAGGCTCGTCGCCCCAACGCGCAAAGCCGCACGCTTGCGCCTCTGTATCTTTAGTTTACCACTGTCATCGAAAATAATCCAGCGCGGAGCGTTCTTTTCTCCGAATGCTTTCATGTATTCGTTGTGCCTCAAGTGTATGTCTTGGATATCACAACGCCCTTTCGGCTCACACTTGCCACAAAGGTTCTGACACACCTTCGGCTGGAAGCCCCAGTCGCTTTTGCGGAACCCACGATAGAAAAGGCTGTATGTCTTAGGTGCTGTCTTACCGATATAGTGCGGCTCTGTAATGTCGCGCTTAACAATGCTGCCAGCACCACGCCAGAACGCACCGCGCTCTGTGTGTTCCATGTAGCCGCCAGACAGGACGATAGTCAGGTTAGACCACGGATGCGTGTGGTAGTTGCCACCGTCCGGGCCGTGGTCGTTCTGAGGGATATGGTGAAGCCATATGTTAGGCAACCAACGAGCTTTAGCCCTGCCGCTATCAACATCTGCCTCATCAGGCTCAACACCGAGCAAGTAGTAACGCACGAAAAAGACATTGCCGAAAGCGTCCATTAACGCTTTGCAACGGCCTTTGCGCTCAAGCCAGTTGAGCAGCCATCTCATTACTTGTAGACCTTAATCACTGTGCAACGGCCAGTCGGAGTTACATCAACCGATGCACTCGTCAGGTTGATTACCGTGTAGGCGTCATAGTCTGTGTCACCGATGCTGTAGTCGGACGACAAGAAGATGTAGCACTCGGTGCCACTCTTGGCGATTGTCTCAATCGAGTTAATGGTCTTGTATTCAACCGACCAGTCGTTCACATCCGCTAGGCGCATAATGCAGGCAATCTTCGCGCCATTGCTTCCAGCGTCGATGCGAGCAGTGCTAGACAAGGGAACATAGGCAAACGGGTGAGACACCCAAGAGCCGTGGTCAAAGTCCGCGTTAACGGTTGCGGTGATAGTGTTGGCAGTCCAGTCCTCAGTGATGGTGATGTCAGAACGAGAAACCAACGCCTTCCAGTTTGCAAGGTCTGACTTGACCGTTGCCACGTCACTCGCCTCTACAGACCAAGTAATGCTGATTTCACCCTCGAACGGAAATAGGCTCGTGCCACCCCTCATTACACCATCATAGGTGTCGTGAACAACCTTGGCCTCGACGTGATAAATGTCTTGCGCCGTGCTGCGCTCGAAAAAGTCACCAGATGCCCAGTCGTGAACAGTTACACCAATCTTGTTGTCGATGTTTACGTTGTTGCTCGCAATGGTGGTTTGTTTAGCAATTCCCATTAGACTTCTTCCGCTTGCACCGCGTCCGCATTAGCAGCCGCTTGACGCTCTTCTGTGGCTTGACTGTCGAACAGGTCATTCTCGTCATACTCGAACGACTGCCCAACAAAGGCACGCAAATCTTCTGCGCGGCTGTCGTCGCTTTGGTAGCTCTCAGCAACGACTGTATCGCTGGAAATCGTTGGTGCGTTGTGTGCAATCTGGTCGAGTATTTGTTGTGCCGTTACGTCACCATAAGGCACGATGTCAAAAGCCATTGCTTCGTAGTCCGCAGCTTCACGGCCTGTAGCGTCAGACGAGAAGCTAATCAGAAGCTGGTTGGTCTCTTCCAAATAAGCCGAAACGTGTAGTTTGTATTTCATGTCTTCACCTTATGACACGCCGCCTTGGCGTGTTCCTGTTACTGTCCAAGTTATATTCGAGTTGCCCACGGCGTAGTTGCCAGCCGCGCCGCCTGCGCCACCGCTTCGCTCGGTGTTGTGGCTAAAGTTTGCAGCTGAACCGACTGCGCCTGCGCTTCCAAGGCCACCGCCTGCTCCGCCGTAAGTTCCGGGAGAACTAGAACCTTCGACGTTATTGTTAAAAACCCCTGCGCCGCCTGCGCCGCCAGATGTCGCCGTTCCTGAACTGCCCGCGACAGAGTTTGTCGTTTTAGCTGTAACAGTTCCTGCTGCCATCTTATAGAACCCTGAGCCTACGCCAAAAGCTCCACCTGACCCTGCGTTGGTTCCAGCACCTCCGCCGCCGCCACCGCCAGAAACCACATTAAACGAAAGGCCACTTTTGCCATCGACGCGGTATCGCGTCGCGCCGCCACCGCCGCCGCCGCCGCCAGCACCCGCAAACGTCCCGTTGTTTGTTATAGACGTGGCGAACTGCGCTCTAAATGCCGAGCCGCCTGCACCGCCTGCGCCAGCCGCCACGCTGGAGGCTAAGTAGCCATTATTATTGTTGGTTATATCAGCCCCGTCTCCGCCATTGCCGCCCCTGCCCTTAACAATCCCGTTGTTAATAATGGTAATCGCATCGCCAGATGCCCAGCCTGTGCCAGTGTCCAGAGCTTGTGTTCCAGTGCTGGTCGAGCCTACTGTAACGCCACTGTTGATAGTCAGGGTCACGTTAGATTTACCAGCAACGTATGAGCCGCCCTTGTTAGTAAAGATGTTGTAGTTGTTTGTGTTGGCTGCAATCGTCAGGGCAATGTCCACAACGCTCGACGCACCATAATAATCAGAGAACGATGCTTCCGCTCCAGCCGACAAGCCTAGTAAGGCTCGAACATCAGCGTCATTCATGCTGATAGTCGTGCCTGCTGTGATACCTAGCTCGGTATTGAAGTCACTTAGTGATATTGCGCCAGATGCGGGAAGTGCCATTGTTTACTCCTACAGGCTTGCAAATGCAGTAACGTCACCTTCGACAGACAGATTGCCAGATGCGTCCAGCTTCATGCGGTCTGTTCCGCCTGTGGCAAACATAAGGTTGCCGCCAGCATCTTCTGTGATTGTCCAGTTGTCGAAATGATAGGTCGCAGCGTGGTCATTGGTCTGGTCAAACGTGACCAAGCTAATCCACGAATCGTCGGCTGCATTCCTAATCTTTAGGATGTTAGCGGTGGTATCATACCAGAGCTGGTAAGCAAAAATCGTGCTTGGCTCAGTAGCCCCAGCCGAGATAGACGCCAACGCTTGCAGTGCTGAGTTCAGGTCACTGCGGAACGATGGGAAGCCTTGGTTGGCAATTTCAAAATCATGTTGGCTCATCTTTAAGTCCTTACTTCTCCGTAGCCTTTGGCCACATAATCAAAAGTCCTGTCCACCGCCACGCCTGCTGCGTTGTAGAATGTAACGCTGAAACCAGTTCTGCTTTTACTTGTTATAGCATAATAATCGCCAGTTGCTAAGTCATCAATGGCTAATGATACGCCGCTCAGTGCTTTAAACGAGGGTGAGAAGGTGACAACCTTTGTTGCGCCACCGCTTGCAATGTCAGTCTCGCCCCGGACACTATCTGGCATATCGATTGTTACCGATAGTTCCTCGATGGCAGGGCTTGACGATGTGTCGGTCGATGACAGGTCTGCTTTGAACTTGTAAGCTCTGGCCGTGTAGTCGCCAACGACAAACTCTTTCCAAGCCGACCAAGTGGGGGAACCCGCAGGGTCATCATCTGTCGTGGCCACAAACAACTGCACGTTAATGTCGTCGAACGCGGATGGGTCACCGTCAAAGTCACCCAGACGGGCGTCAAAGTTGCCAAGTGCTTCGTCAAACGAGTTGACGAAGTCTAGGCGCAGCACCTTGAGGTCGGCGGTCAGGCGGCTTGTATATTTCTGAGACAGGTCAACATAGTTGTCGAACTCATAAGTTCCGCTTGTTGTATCGGTTACGCGGAAGTCGTCAAAGTTGCCAGTCGTGTCGTCAAAGTTTCCTGTCACCGCGTCGAACAGTATCTCATTCCCAAGCCTGAGAACATTGTTTGCATAAGTGTCGGTATCAATTGAGCAGCTTGTTTTCGTGCCGCTAAAGGTCGGGTTCTGTGTCGTTGTGGCCACTGCGTTCAGCGTCTCAATTGCGCTGATTTGGTTTACCGCACTCGTGGCGTTTGCGCTTCGGTTGCCAGAGGTGTCTACTGCGCGGATGAAATAAGTGCCTGTGCGAGCAGGAACGATTGCCGTTGTAGTCGGCGCGGATATACGCGGAACGAGATCTACAGCGTCTTGAAACGATGCGTTCGACGTGTCGTTGGTGTGTCTGATTTGATAATGGCTCAAGTCCAAGTCGGCAACAGGTGGCCAGTCCAAGTGAGCCTCAGCCCCTACGATGTTAATGCGTAAGCCAGACACGTCCGCAGGTCGGGCTGTCTTGCCGACAACCTGATGGCTAAAGGTTGCAAAGTTTGCCGAACGAACGCCAAGAGCGTTAATTGCGAAAGCGCGAACATCATAAGTCGCACCATCCACTACGTTTACCCTCTCGAACAGATTTCCCTGACCAGTCCCGACGATAGTATATTCAGTGTCAGTGCTTAACTTGGCCTCCACTTGGAACGTGTCGGCAAATTCTCCGCCACCAGTAACATTAGAAACAAGAACCGTGGTGGCTGTCCCGTTTACGATGCGAAGCTCATCGGTGACAAACAGGCCAACGTCACCCACAACGAACGGGCTTGGCAAGTTTGTGTTCGGGGCGGCATCGGTAGCTGTCTCGTCTATCGCCGCGTCCCAGTCGTAAATGTTTGACGCTGTCTCGCGCAGCAAAAGGTCAACACCGATAGCAACGCCGCCAGCAGTGTCTTGATAGACGACAGACCAAGCCTGCACACGAAACGCCTTGTTGCTCCATCCGAAGTTCTCGTTGGTTATAGAAACCGTGTCACCAGCTTGCAGGCGGAATGCCGTGAGCTTGGCTGGGTAGTTGACGACAATCTCTTGGCGAGACGCGAGCAGATGTATCTTAGCCAATCTTTGCGCTTCGCTGGCCGTGTTGGTGAATGACAGATCAAGCTGCGTAGGAATTATTTCGCCATCCTCAGTGGCAAACGCGCTGGATGCCACCTCTGGGTAGTCGGACAACTTGTAGTTGTTGCTTGGTGATAAGAATGTCCCCCTGACGGAATTAAACCTGTCCCGGCGCGAGGTCTTAGTGATTACCTCTATGCTGCCACGGCAGTCGTCTTCATCCAGCGAAATTACGGGGTCTCTATACTCGCCAGCATTAACGTGCCACTTACCGTTTGTTCGGATAAGATCGCCCATCATGCATGTCAGCATGTTGGTTATAACGTCAGACTTTTTCGCGCCCGTATCGACAACGCCGTTAATTGTGTATCTGGTTTCTTGCCCAGACAATCCTGTTACCTGCTCATCGCAAACGTCTTTGGCTGTGTTGAAGCTGGCGTCATTAAACTCAGAAGCCACGCTATCGAACCCGAACTCGCCTGCGAGGTAGTCGCGCAGAGCTAGGGCTGGGTTTGTCGAGTAACTGGTCAACCCTGTCTCTGGGTCATATAGCTTCTTGCCACGGACAATCATGCTTATGTTCGGGATACCAGTCGGGAAGCTGTCTCGGTGATACTCGAAGCGAGCATACACATAAGCAATCCCGTTTAGGACATGGTATTCCGTCCATTGTCTAGTCTCGGCTACAAGGTCTGCGTCTGCCTCAGTTTGCGTCCCATCGTAAAACTTAAACCTTACGACAGAGTTTTTTCCGTCTTTATTGTCGAAGTATGTCCCGCCTGATGCTTCATAGCGAGCAACACCGTTGGCGTCATTCCCAGCGTCGAATAAATTAGTGACCTCGTCATTAAGGTAAACCAAATGGGAGGTTGGCGAGTTGCCCTTCGCCATCCTTTCAACTTCATGCGATGCAACAGCCATGACAACGTGCAAGTATTTGTTGTTGTCGGTCACGTCCATAAAGACGATGTTGCCAGAAGCCTTAACTTCGCCATAAACCAACTTGCGGCTAGCTACAGGCTCCTTAATCATAATGTCGCGGCCTTGCGCTTCTACTTGGAAAGACGCTAGGGCTGCTGCTGCTTCGGCTGCGGCGCGCTCTTGCTGTAGGTTGCCATATGTGGCCGCAGAAGCCGAGAAGATTGCTGTGCCAGTGCCACCAGTGAAATAGCCAACGATACCCGCGATAATCGCATCAACAGGGTTGTCTAGCAAAGTCTTGCCAAAGTCCTCGATGTCTTCAAAAGCATCCTCAAAGAAACCCTTCAAGCCCATTAGGTCGGCCTCCCCCAAGTTATACTTAAATCTTGAATGGACGGGACAAAATTAAGCCCTTGGTCATTCGGATAATCAATTTTCTGGTCTTGTGAAGTGTAGCGTCTGACACGGGTTCTGTTCAAGTCAATTAGGCTGCTCTCAGCAGTTATCTGAACGCTTGAGCCATCACTGTTTTGCGAAATAGACATAGTATCCATCTTGCCCTCAAACACCATGTAGGGGTCTGCTATGACCGCACCAGAGCTATCCAATACGCCAAGCCATACCTTCATAGGCTCGCCCTGAAAGTCTTCCCCAAGGGCAAGGGAGACGGTCGCAGCATTCAGACCACTAAGCGTCAATGACGCGCCGTTGGCCTGTAAATCGGTTGTCTCTGTGGCTACGTCGATGGCAAGCATGTCTGCAAAGCCTGAGAATGTTTCGCCGCCAAAAGTTATCTCGCCGTAACCAGTCCAATAGCGCAGGACTGTCCCGCCATCATCGTTAAGCGTAAGCTCAACCGCATAGAATGGAGATAGGCTGTCGCCCTCGACCTGTGCCTGAAAGGAAGCAGAAACGTCTCTCGTCATAGTGCTTCTACCGCAGTGAACGAAAGGCCATAGATGGATGCTTCATTGATGGAAAAGCCAGTCTGGTTATTGCCAAGCCTAAATTGTGCAACTGCATTTTGCCCGGATACTAGGCTTCCGTCAGTAGGGGACGAGCGAAGGTTCGGCCAGATGTCCAAGGTCAACTCGCCGCTAGAGTTGCTGTCTGCATCGTTTAGCACTTTGTATAGTTGCGATGAACTCGAACTTCCGATTTGGATGTAGTCGCCTGCTTTTACATAGTCTGAGATGTCTGCGGTTGCACCATCTAGGTTCAGGGTGTTGCCAGTCTGCCCCGCTCCGTTGATTAAGATACTATCAGCAGGGTAGCTGGTAGCTGCGCCGCGTGGCAACTTGCCGTTGGGGTCACCCATAAGGAATGTGCCGAAAGAACCATTTAGCTTGAGTAGGAATGAAATCCACTCCTCGGCTTCCTCACGAGGCATGGGCGGCAGAGTGACTGTGGCTTCCCACCGTTGGCCAGCATTACGCTGCACTTGCTGCTTGAGCGTAAATGGCGACTGTGTGAGGCCGACAGTGTTTCTTGCAGTGAACACAATGCTGGCGATGCCTGTGGTGGTTGGTAGCGTGAGGGGATAAGAAATAGCCATGATTAGTTTCCAAACGAGTTAGCAAATGAACCGCCGCGACGAGACGCTTCCAAGACAGCACCTTTGCTCGCCTCTTTAATCATCGGCAACATGCTCAGGACTTGGCTGCGAACAGCCGCAGCGTTGTCCGAGTTGATTGTCAGGTTGTTGTTCACGACGATGCCCTGTCCACCCATCTTGCCATTCGGGATGATAGTGCCACTAGCAGAGGGGCTAAACAGTTCCGGGCCGCGCTCGCCAACCAAGTATGATTGACCGCCTGTAACTTGGCCACCCATTGCTCTCGTTCCCGAAACAAACCCTGCAAGACCTGTGCCGGGAGTGACCGTTCCACTAGCAGATGTCGAGCCAACAACGCCGACCAAACGCTGAATTACCAAAACCTGCAACAACTGAGCCACGATTTGGCCTGCCATGTTCTTGAAGGCGTCTGCTGTTCTTGATGTTCCCATTATAATGCTGCTAAACGCAGAACCCATAGACGTGGCTATGCCTGACGCCATCTTGTTGCCCTCAGTCAGTGTCGTGCCGAAGGTTGCGCCTAAACCAGTTGTAGCCATTTCTACTTCGGATACCGTTTGTTTCAGCCCCTCAAGAGTAATGTCTACAATTCGCCCAGCTTGGCCATACTCGATTAACATCTGAACATTCTCTTTGCCAGCTTTTGTCAGCTTGCTCATGGCTTCAACACCTTGAAGACCCGTAGTCAATAGCAGTTTATTAACGAAGTCTATGCTCTCTTTTGCGTCCGTCATTTCCATGAGCTTAGGCATCGCGGCTGCAAACGCTTCTAGCTGGTCTACGGTGAGACCAGTGCTTTTTTCTAGGTCTTTAAACCCGCCCTTCATGGCGGCCATAGTTCCGCCAAAAATAAGACCTTGCTGGCCAGCTTTTTCATTAACTAGACCAGCCCTTTGGAGTTCGTTTACAAACGGTGTGAGACCCTGTTTTGCCTTGGCGTATGTTTCTGCGAGCTTTAGCTGCAACAGTGATTTCTCTGCGAGGAACAAGCCCTTTACGCTTTCTGTTACTTCGCCATATTTCGTGGCTAAGAATGCGAACTGCTCTGCGGATGTTCGACCAAGAGCGTGGCTCTCTGAGACCAGCTTATTCAGGTCTTCCATCTCCTCATTGAAGCCCTTGGCCATTGCGCCTGACTTTACATAAGCATTGCCAAGAGCGGCCACGATAGCTACACCAGCACCGAGCAACGCACCAGTCGCGCCGAAGATACCTAAAAGCTGGGAACCCTGTTGACCGAACGCTTGAAGCGCACTTGTGCCGCCACCAACCTGCACAGCAAAGTCACCAAGCTGGTAACCAGTCTGCTGGAGGCCAGACTTGGCAAACTTACTTAGGCCGCGAGTGTTCTCGTCTACGGCCTCGCCATACACGTTCGCGCCCCTACGGCCTTTAGCCATAGTTCCGTCTAGGGATTTCAGCTTGGCTTGGAGCCTAGCGATTTCTGACTGTGCAGCACCCGTGTGGGCGGCAATTACGATATTCATGTCAGCCATCGTTAGTTTCCTTTAAGATTGCATAATAAGCGACCCATTCATTATATTCGCTTAATGTTATTTGTTCAATCTCATCTATTGTCTTCCCTAACTTCTCTGCGAGGGAAATAAGGTTGAACCTGAACGGGTCGCGTCTTAGTTTTTTGTCTGCTCCTCAACGCTATCAGCGTTAAAGACAGAACCAAATACTTTGGCAATCAATCCCATAGGCTCGGAAAGCAAGGTCTGCTTATCCTCGATGGTGAACAGCTTCTCGCCATCAGCATCTTCTGCCTTGATAATTATGGTCTCGACCATCGCTGCAATAGTTGGGTTAGACAAAAAGTCAGGGTGCTTGCGCTGAACCCTGTCGATGTCCCGGCCAGTTACCGCACCGTAATAGATTAGTAGAGGAGTGTCGCCATCGCCCCACTCCTCTACTTCTATATGTTTACGCTCTCGTGCTGCGCGGTTCGCAGAGATACGTTCGCTTAATTTAGACATAGTGCCACCCCTTGTCTGTTAGATGTTAAACGGTTGTTTCGGTCAGCGCACCAGAGCCTTGGATTGATAGGGACATTTCAACCATACCATCGAAAGATGCTGTGATCGAACGGCCAGTTACAATGCCTGAGCCTGTGTAGTAAGTGTCGCCAGCTTCGTCGCCCTCTGGGTAAACAGAGAATGTGACGGATGCTCCAGCGTCAACTGCGCTTTGTGCTGTGTCTGTTTCGTCGAAATAGACTTCGAACGAACCAGTGAAAGTCGTCAAGCCAGCAACGTATGTGCGAGCCGATAGACCCATTGTGCTGTTCTCGATTGTTTCGCCAGTGCTTTCGATTGTGTAAGAACGGATTGAACCCAAAACATCTGAGCCAATTTTTACCGTGCCTTCGCTACCTGTGTGAGTTGCCATGATTATGCCTCGTTAGTTTCTGGTGCTTCGGGTTTCGGTGAACTAGCCTTCACCTTGGCTTTGGGTTTGGCCTTTTCAGTAGACCAGCCCTTCTTCACAAGGCTCTCAACTTTGTCTTCCCAGACTTCCATTGTGTCAGAACCTTTGTAAACTGTAATTCGCTTTGCCATCATATCATCCTAAACAGCAGTTTCAATATCGTTTTCTAATGTAACATAGTCCACTGCAATTGTGAAACGCGCAACACCGATTGATTGATCGCCTTCTCCATCGTAATCGACTTCGAAGTTAGTAACTTTCGTATCGCGCGCATAACCTCCGCGAGTGATGTCAGTAGCCAAGGCTTCCTCTATCTCAACGGCGATGGTGTCCAGCGTGTCATCGACAGCAGACGTTCCCTTTACATAAGCCTCAATCATAACGTCTAGGCTTCGAACCTGCTGACGTGGTGGCTTCATAGTGTTGGCCGTTATGACCTCGCTCTTTGTGTAGATGCACAGAGCAGGTAACTTAGCAGACCCCAGTGGAAATAGCCGTGTCTTGAACACGCTCGCCCCGGTTGTCGCCAGACCAGTTACAGTGGTAGCAATATTGTTGCGGATGCTTGTGCGAACGTGAGCCATTACACTTTCTCCAAGAACAGTTCGGTTGTGCCTGTTCCGTCATCGAAGACAACTCTTACCACATAGGAAATAGTCTTAATTACGATGGCATCTCCCTCAGCCGCAGATGGCAGGGAGGAAGTGGCGCAAACAAACCGAGGCTGCTCTACAATCACACTAACCGACCCGCCTGCATCAGCCTCAGCAGCAGCATGATCAAAGATGCCGTTAACTGTCGAGGTAGAGCCGCCTGCGGGGGTATAAGAGGCCGCATCGCCAAAGTCGCCTGTGTCGAAAAAGATTGCTCTTTCAGTTGCGGTCTCAACTGCCATTAGTCGGCCTCTGGTGTCTCGAAGTCGGTTACAGCACGGTTAGCAACCTTCTTAGGTGCTTTTACCTTCTTAGGCTGCGGAGCGGATGTTGCTTCTACGCGACCCATTGCGACAAGCGAACTGCTTTCGTTCGTGTCTTTAATCTCTACCACATCACCAGCTTTTGCCCGAAGGCCGCTCACGACTGTGTTCTTCAATACCAAATAAAACATATTTCCACCTATATCTAAAAGAAGGTAGGAGAGAGGCCGAAGCCCCTCTCCCGTTTCTTATCGTTAGTGCCTAGGCACCATCGTTGTTGACAGCGAAGCTGACAGCGTGACGAACAGCTACATCGCAAGTTTGCAATGCAGTTACGTTTACTGTGCCGCTTGTGCTGTTGCTGTATGGATCCACAACGATGTCTAGTCCACCATAAAGGCCGATCAGGGCATCGGAGAAGTTTCCGAAATACAGGTCGCCAGCAGTGACTTGGTTCGAAACAATGGCGTTGTAACCATTGATTTGGCCATCCGGGCCAACTACGAACTGACCCGAGCCAGCGTCTTTCAGTGCTGTTTTCAGCGCACCATACATGGAGGCTGGCAGGATGTAAGCCAAGTTGCCCAACAGAGCGTTGTCTTCAGCAACGGCAGTTTCCATTGCAACAACTTCTGCGAAGGTTGGGTTAACACCAGCGAACGCAGTCGGAGCATTGATGCCCGTAGTGTTCTTGATGCCTGTAGGCTGACCCGACGAACCAGAACCTTGAAGCGCACCGTTGTCGATTGCCAAGGCGATGCCTTGAGCAAGGTCGTTACGGATGAGGTTCTCGATGTCCAAAGAAGACTG